GTATGATATGGAAACAATTAGCCAAGCCCTTGAAGCATTTAATAATAAAAATGAATGGCAGAAGTCGAATACGGAAAAAGCGCAAGAAATAAGTGCTGAACGGAAAGCTTTTGAAGCTGAATCTAAAGTATGGAAAGACTTGCGAAATGATGAGAATGCTATTGAAGCCCTTCGTGAAGTATTAGATGCTGACCATCCCATTTTTAATCCTGACAAAGCGGAAGAGTTACAGAACCAGGACACGAAGGATCCCGATAGGATCCAGGAGTTGGAAGATAAGTTAAACGAGTTTCAGAGAGAGCGACAAGAGGAACTTGAAATCATGGAAGCCGATAATCAAGTTACTAAAGACCTTTCCGTACTCAAACAAAATCATCCTGAACTTCAAGACCAAGATTTAATGGATGAGGTCATTACGACTGCCATTGAAAAAGGCTTTACTGGACTTGATGGTTTAGAGGATGCATTTGTTCTAACATATCATACATCAGCTGAAGATAGTGCTTTTAAAACCGCAGTAAATAGGGCTAGAAATGCAAAAGCCATGAAAAGTGTACCTGAACCTGAAGGATCGGTTAAAGGACTCCATGAGGAGCCAGTTAGCAAACCTAAAGATTATAAAGGTGCCAGGGCTGATGCATTGAAGAACTATAACTTTTATGAATAATCAAAAATAGAATAGGAATAAACGATGGCTTTATCTTATGATAGTTTAACAGCTGTGACTCGTGACAAATTTATTCCAGTTCTTGTTGATAACATTTTTAATTCAAATGTTTTGACTTTTAAAATGTTACAGCAGTCTGAGCCAATTGCTTCAGGTAACAAAGTACTTCAGCCTATTGAATATGCTAAGTCAGGTGCCAAAGGCTTTTACAATGGTTATGATGTATTAGATACAACTCCCCAGGAATTGTTTACTGATGCTTCTTACGATTGGGTTCAGTGTCATGCTTCTATTACTTACTCAGGTAGGGAAGAAGCGTTGAACTCAGGAGCTGAACGAGTTATAGACCTTATATCTGCAAAGGTTAAAAATGCAGAAAAATCACTAAAGGACCTTTTCGGTTCTCAACTTTACTCAGACAATGATGGTTCATCTGCTACAGCACCAGCTGAAAGCAGTGGATTCTTAGGTTTGAAGCACATTATCAAAGCTGACAGAAGTCTTGGTGGAATTGACAGTACTTCTTACTCATGGTGGGATGGTAATGTTCAAGATGAATCAGGTGAAAGTTACACATGGGCTAATTTAGCTGGTGGAACCATCCAGGACCTCATTCGTGAGATGTATGGTAAGTGTTCCATTGATAATGACACTCCTGACCTTATTGTCACTTCACAAAACATCTTTGATGCATATGAAGATTCTCTTCAGGCACAAAAGCGTTTCGGTGCTTCTGCTTCTAGTTTAGCAGATGCTGGTTTTACAGCATTAAAGTACAGAAATACTGATGTTGTTGTGGATGACCATTGTCCTGATGGCGAGATGTTTTTCTTGAATACTAAGTATATCAAGTTCAGACATCACGCTTCTCGTAACTTTGCATTCCAAGGCTTTAATAAGCCAGTAAATCAAGATGCTTCTGTAGCACACATTTACTGGTTAGGTGCTTTGACTTGCAGTAACCCAAGAATGTTAGGTCGTGTTCATGGCCTACCAACTGGATATTAAAGGGGGTTATTATGGGATGGATACCAATGGAATCTAACATCGTACCACAAGGTATTGATGAAATCGCTAGTTCAGCAAAAATGCCAGTAGGATCTGTAGTTAGAGCCTATGACAGTTCGCTAGGCCAGGCCGAGTTTATATACGGCAAAGGTGTAGCTTCTTGCGCTGTTGGCAGTGTTTGTTCTTTTGACGAAGCTGGACAAGCATCATTAGCTGTTGCAGATGGCAAAGGTAGAATCGGTGTTGCGATGTCTGCTTGTGTAGCTGATAAATATGGTTTTTTCCAAATTAGTGGAAAAGGTCATGCTAAAGTTGCTGATAGTTTTGCTGATAATTCACAGTGTTACCTTACAGACACTGCTGGAACAGTAGATGATGAGGATGTAGCTGGTGACCTTATTAAAGGTATGATGGGTCGCAGTGCGATTGCTGACGGAATGGCTTATGTTGAATTAAACAGACCTTTCGTTGACGATTCAGCTGACGATTAATCGAAGCTAAATAAAAAGAGTGTAATCCCTGGTCCTTATGGGCCAGGGGTTCCTCAGAGGATGATATGACTAGAGCGGAAATGCATACAAAGCTAGGACTTCGATTAGAAGATACTGGCGAAACAAATTTTACAGAAGCCACAAAAGATAGCGCATTAAATACAGCGCAGATGATGTTAGCTAATTTTTTACATGAAGCATATCTAACAGAATTAGAGTTCAAAGATTCTGTTAGTATAAGTGGTACTGGTGGTTTAATTACATTAGGTGGCGCTGGTAGTGCAAACAATTCTAGTGAAGTCCCAATACGAAACAGTATTCGTGCAGTACAACTTGGGACAAAGTATGCAATTAGAATACCT